CGCACATACTTCGGCTCAATTGCAACTGCCATGTGGAATGGATTTATCCAGTAAACGTCATCCATCATCCAGATGAAGTTTTCAAAGTAGTAAGAAGCGTATTGCAACTTGCTGTAGCAGTCCTTGAACGCATGGTGCGGACGCCTTGACAACCTTGGCTTTTCTAGCATTCTTCCTGCGTACCACGATGGACGGTCGCCAACGATAGCAACCTGTGCGTTTGGCTGATTAGCAAGAACAGAGCGAATCGAGTATTTCAGTTCATCGCCCTCCGCGCCTCCCGACCAGTATGTCCAAACAAAAGGCCACTCTTCTGCCAGTCGATTGTTCTCTGCTGTTGTTAGAGTTGAACCATACTTTTCATAATCGCTTGCCTCCTGATTGATGCGTTCAATCTCGATGGCAAAGTCTTGATTAAAGGATGCTTCCTTCTTCCTCGCTCTTTTTATTGCGACTTTAACAGCCGTTGTAATGGTCAGCGTCAGCACTCTATTGACAGGGATACTTCGTGATCTCGCTTCCGCCTCTACCCACTTAACGATTGTGTCGATACGACGTTCGCACTCGTCTGCTCCCCAAGCATCCATCTTTTTGGCATTGTCTTGGCAGTCGCAGTCATCCGTTTGCTTAAAGCCAAACCAAGAAAAGATCTTATGGAGTTCAGTCCCTGCACCGCCTACTGGCTGATCCCTTGCTATTGAAACGACTTCCGGTGAAACGTCTTTGCCGCTGGACTTTGCAAGCGACCAAGCGACAGATGCCGTTACCTTATTTGGCGACCTTGGGTTGTCTGACTGGTGGCATCGAGCGCACTGCTTGCTAGTGGGAGGATGATGAATGCCAACGAGATCATGAACAACACTGCAAGAAGTTGCTGACCAATGCTCGCAAGTTTCGCTAGACACAATCAACCTCATAGGTATCGGAAATGTCTGTCGGAGACTCAGACGGGGGAGGAGGGCAAGAACATCCCGTGCCGCAGTCGCTCTCCGCTAGGCTCCAATTGTAGACTGGCGGATCTCCTGGCCTCGGGAACTCGACCACTGCAATATAAAGACATGTGCCAGTACAGCCACCTGGAACAGACTCCGATGCAGAGCTATCTGACAACGACTCACTGCTGTAAAGAGATTCGCTACTGGCAAGCGACTCACTACTAACGGATGAATCACTGCTAACAGATGACTCACTACTCTCAGATGACTGGCTACTGTCTGATGACTGGCTACTGTCTGATGACTGGCTGCTGTCTGATGACTGGCTACTGTCTGATGATTGGCTGCTGTCTGATGATTCACTGCTGGCAGACGACTCGCTGCTTGAGGACGAACTGCTGCTGAAAGAACTACTTGAAGACGAACTACTTGAAGACGAACTGCTGCTGGAAGAACTACTTGAAGACGAACTACTTGAAGACGAACTGCTGCTGGAAGAACTACTTGAAGACGAACTGCTGCTGGACGAGGAACCCTCACACTTACAGTTGACCACCCATGTCTCGTCAACCAGTTGGTAAATGACGATGTTTTCGTTCTTTTCGATTTTCTGCTTTCGGCAATTAAAAACATCAACCGTTGCGCCATTGACTTTCTTTAGCGTTCCTTCTGTTGGGTTTCCACTACCAAACTTATCAAACAGGGTAATCGTGGCAGTAAATCGAGGGCATCTATCTTCGGTTGCCTTGTCAGCTTTTTCATTGGCAATTGCTGCCGCTCGTCGCGCATAAAACACAGCAGCACCTCAATACTTGCACTCAACAATCCAAGTCTCGTCAATTGTCTGACCAATAATGAGCAACTCATCTGCTTTTATTTCTTCGTCATGGATGTTGAAAACAGGAACAGTCTCGCCTGAAACCTCCCTTGCCGTGCCTTCGCTAGGGCTGGCAGAAGTGAACTTATCAAACAAGACAAGCTTTGCGTTAAACTTAGTACCAATGATCGCACCGCTCTCCATGTACGCTGCTGGATCAACATCTTCCGATGCCTTCGCTAATGCGATCCTTGCGTAATTCATTAAGCAATGTCCCCTTGAGATCCTGGGGTAAAGTTAATCGCTGCCGAAAACCTTATCCCAAACCTAAATCCTGCTCGCATCTCATACCGAACTCCACCAACATTTCCATTGCCGTTTAAGTCAATAAATGCTGGAGAAATCAAAGTCTCAGGATCTTGGCTGTACGCCCTAGCCCTCTCCGTTGCTGCTTCATTCAGCACCGCCTGCCAAGTTGATGATGCGACATCTGGCAAAGTGCTGCTCACAGGCTGAATCCAATCAATCGTTTCTGTCTTCTCGCCACCAGATCCATTGACCGTCTTTGTGACCGACTCTCTCTTGAAGTCACTTCCATCACGAACGTAGTAACTTGTCACTAACTTGCAAGTTGACTGCAATGCACCACCCGAACTTATCAAAACGGGATGTTCTGCAATAAACGCTTTCCCGCCCCCCGTCACTTCCATCAATTCCACCGTGGTTCCGCTCGTTGAAACAAAACCTTCATGATGCGGGTAACGCTCAAACTCATCACGAACAATCCTGGCTCGCTCCCTCAAAGGATGCTTGGGATCAAACGTGTGGTGCATTGCCCTGTGACCGAAGTAGACGACATCGGAATTTGAGAAGTTGCTTGGATGGGTGACTGAATTTGGTTCCCAAAGTCGATACCTCGTTTGTCCATAGTCTTCCGTTGGGCTTGTGGGGATCGTTGACGTAGACAATGCCTGCAAATCACCCGTTGTCTTGTTGATCTCCTTTGCCGTGCAGTCCAGCGTATCTTCATACAAGATTGGAGATGACCGAAAGTTGACCTTGCTAAACTTATTCCCAGGGACTTGCTCAAACCTTGCGAGACTTCGGTCAATCGGACCAGCAGTTCCTGATGGGCTAAAGTAATACTGCGATGTTGTTGGGCTGTAGACTAATCGACTGGCAGTATCATGCAGAAGTTGTTGCAGACACTCGCCAGCACTTCTGTTTGTCCACTTCGCTGGTGGATAAAACTGATTAGCGGCGGGCCATTGGTTTGTGATAGAGATTCCCGTCGTCTGCTGGATCTCATCGACCAATTCAGAAACCAACTTGGCAGTGCCAGTCAGCACACTGCCGGATGGCGACCTCTGGTTGAAGTTGCGGTTCATCACCGCATCCCACAACTTCCATCTCTGGTCCTCTAAAACAACCCGCATCACACCTTGTCTGGCGCGGCTTGCCTTGACCACACGCATCTCTTGCCAAACGCCGTTGAATCCAGCGTCATCGCGAATAGTCAATGTTGCATGACGGGGCAACTCACTAACATTTACCGGCCCATTTATAGGAGTCTCCACCACGCAACGACCGGGACGCGCATCACTGACCTCATTAAATGTCAGCTTTAGGATGGGAGGAAAACCTGACAGTCCAGCAAAAACAGGCACAAAGCACCTTAGATATTTGACCAGGGATTGAGCGGAAACGCCCCAGCGGAAGGACGCTCGAAAATATATTGATAATCAACTCTGAAATGCGTCACGCGCTGGTAGGGATGCCCATGCGTCCTGGGAGCGTGCTGAGTAATGCTCCGCTTCCAAGTCTGCTCCTCTTGAGGCCAGTATGGAGCCGGTGGAGTGGGCCATGTATTTAATCCAACAATCGTGCCGCTCTGGATGTGGATTACTTTAGAGTAAGCGTGAGTGACATGCTTGTAGGGGTTTCTATTCCACAAGTTGTGCAGCGTGAACTTTGGACCCCCGTCACCGATCTTCTTAACTGATTCACTAAACTCAAGAATCGAACTGTATGAATCTTTGAAAACAGCGCCGATAGCTACAGAGAATGACCTTGTGTTTGCATACTCTGTTGGATGTATGCCATCCCAACTGCGGGAAAGAATCCTGTTCCCGCTTAGATTGTCGATGGAATTGGTATTCATCCAGTGCGGGGTTAGCGCGCCAGACGGATCTCTAAAACCACAGTTCTTGTAGTCAGTCCGATAGGCGGTGTCCATCGTGCTGATGCGCTGGCTGATGTCGCTGTAGGTAAGCTCATTTGGACTGTTGTTGACGAAATTTCCGCCCACCTCGAAACGCCACATCGTTGCATAACGGATGTTCTGCTTCGACAACATCGGCTTAGTCTCTATCCGTTTTGGATAAACTTCGCCAGCAGGGTGATCGTAATCACCATAGAAAAATACAAATCCTTCGGGCGTTGCCACAACTCACCTACCATTCATCGTGTGGATCTTGCGTGTCAAGCCTATCCTTGAGTTCAGATACGCTATCCGAAACCCGTAGCAATGCAGTCGTTATCGAGTTGACCCAGTCAATGAATTGATCTGCCGCCATATCAAGTGCATCACTAGCTGAATCCAAATTTGCAGATGTTTCACGATCAGCAGCCGTTGGCGCGGCATTCATAGTGGTCCCTGGCTGGTTTTCGCCAAAGCCACTGTCTGCATCAGCACCGGAAGGAGGCTCAAAATCAAGAGGGAAATCATCGCCACCAACATCCTGCGTATCGCCTGCGGGCGGCTCGCCATCACCACGCAAGTCATCGGAGCCAGTTGGAAGTAACTTGCTCTTGTCTACGCCTGGAACATCTCTCCCCTTTGCCAGATTCTTTGCCTTGTAATAAGACATCGGACCCAACGCAGCAGCGGCTGCTTCACGCGACTCAAACGAAATCTTTTGCGGATGGTTGCCGGGCCTTGATGCGCCCATGCCTAAATTTTCGGCAGGAGCAACAGTCTCTTTAGGACCATCAAACTTGAGCGACTCTACTTGCTCAGGCGGAAGGGGATCAGCAAACTCTTCTAAGGTTTGATCAAAAGCCTCCGCAGGATTGCCGAAGTCGCTGTCAAGTCCAAGCGAACCGCTGACATCTACCGGCTCATCAAATGCGAAATCAGCCGCAGTCTCGGAATAAGCATCAACTGGATCGCCAAATTCAAACGGCGCAACGTCGCCCAGGTCAGCCGGTTGTGGCTGACTAAAGTCATAGTTCGTATCTAGGTCGAGCGACTGAAATCCATTCTCTGATAGCTCTGATTCAATGTCGTCCATGTCGGACATTAGTCACCGCTACGAGTAAGAGTTAATTACCGTCAACGGGCCATCAGTTGATGTCCTGTAAGCAGTGAAGTCAACCGCCAAAGGAATCTCGCCTGGGCCTCTGGTGCTTGGCGTCCTGCGAATTTGATGAACCTCGGGGAATGTAAATGTTGTGACGTAAAGGTTGTCCACCTCATCATTCTTCGTTCCCAGGAAGTTGAGAACACATTCTCCTGAATAATCACTTATATACAAGTTTGAGTGACTACCGCTTGTATATGGGCTGCTCAATCGCAATGTGACATCACGGCCACGCGACTGGATGCAAGTGGTCTTCAAGAAGTTCCTGAGTAGCGGAGTAAGACCATTGTCAATTCGCAAGCTAAACGAATCGAAATAGTATTCAGTATTGGTAGAGGGCGTGTCCAGAGTCAGCTTGCCATCACCAAGCAGCCAATACAGCCGTGGTGAAGACGGCAGGTCTGGCGGCGTCACAGGGTAGGTAGCGTCATGCTCCTCGTAACCCAAGATGTCGAGCGTCATCCTCATGACCTGCTCATTGCCACCAATCGAGGCAACTGCATTGAAAACGGCAGCACGGACTGCACAGTGCCGGTAAATCACCGTTCCCTGGTCGCGTTTCAGCATAATGTCGAACGGATTGAGATCTGCTGTCTCATCCATCGTAAATGGCGAAGGACCGTCCTTTAGCATGATCCTCGGTAGCCACTTCTCAAGCTCGTATGGCCCGACCTCCATCGTGACTTGGCCTGTAACGATTCTCGCGCCGTGGCGAGTATGCGTCCCAATCTTGTCAATTGTTCCGGTCAGTCCGCTACCGCCAAGCAAGTTGTCGGTGTAGCGAATGTTTTCCGACAAGATTTCATACCGCTCAGACTGATCGTCAAAGGTTGCCACAACGCATGGATCAGCAACATCACTGTCTTCAACCAGCATTGATGTAAATACACCAACGCTACCGCAAGTGTTTGGTTCGCAAGGCATTATCTATCTTCCCTGAATATGGTTTGGATCTCAATCAGGTCAACGTCGTACTTTCGACGCGCCGTATCGTCCATGTCATAATCCGTCATGGCGGTTGACGAATACATTTCGCCGTCAAGCCCCGTAGATCTACGGTCTTGAAACAAATCACGAATCATATCCCTGACTGTTTCGTAATCGGTCGCACCCATTGACTGTCCCGTGGTCGTTCCAGAAACGAACACAACTAAAGACCGGCGAGAAACATCACGAACTCCACTGAAAGTCCTGCCAGGGGAACTCCCAAGAGGCTTGATCCAAATGCCGCTCTTAATTGTCTCGGTAATCCGTTTTCCGGTAACGCCTGGAATGTTTTTTAAGACAATCGGCTTGCGGACCTTCACCCCAGCAGGCCAATTATCCTTAATCACCTGCGCGTGTTGTTGCGAAACATCCCAGTCTGTGTATTGAAGCGCTGCCACCTAACTCTCCGATACATAAATGGTTTTCTCAAGGCGATCCACCTGAACTACGCCCCTTCCAGATCGACGCACAAAACGAGCGTCTTGTTCCATCGCGTACCGAAGCTGCTCATCCGCCTCGGCCATCAACTGTCGGTAATCCCGAATGTCACCCCTTCCAATCCTTGCCATCTGTGCTTCCGCATACATCTGAACTGGAAGCATTGCAAAGGAAGGAATATCGAGAACGTCAGTGATGACAATTCGCTCATCCGTAAAGTCAGGGATGCCAGGGACCGTAAACGAGGTGGTGCTTTGCTGTTCTGTGACCAAGCCTTCAAAAGAAGCTAGATGAGGCGTTTGGATTCCAAATTCAAAGTCTGCCGTGGGAGCTTTCCCGCTGGCGTGCCGGATCATTGCCCCGACAACACTTGGGCCAATCGGTAATGGCTTGGACAGAGTGACTACGCCACTGCTGGCTGATGCTAATCCTGCTGCCAAAGTCTTTGCCTTTTTCGGCTTTCGCACATACGCAACGTCTACCTCCACCGCTGTAGTAACGCCAGGACTTACCCTGAACTCTGTCTTCATTTCACCGTCAACCAAGACGGATCTGAATGTTGCAATACAGGGGTCTGCCCCACTGTAAATGGTTGGCTTTTCGTAATCTCGGAATGCCCTTGGATCTACTATCCTTAAAGCCCAGTCCTGGCTTTCATTCCAGGCATCAAAAACAGTACGAACCTCGTCTGGCAAAATGACCCGATCTTGACGAAGGACGTATTCAATGTCCGATTCTGTCTGTCCCGACCAATGCTCTAGCGTCAACTGAGTATCGCTATCTCGCGACTTAACTCGATACGCCTTTTCCTCGGCCAAGTAGACACTGGACAAATCTGACCATGCCGGAAATACACCGCCAGCCAATGTGACCACACCAGCAGCATCAATGCTTATTGTTCCAGTGCTGTAGGCATCATTGAAATAAACCGTCACCTGGGAGTCGTAGGTAGTCCACTGATGACGAGTGGTTGCCTGCTCGTACCCCCACAGACTTGAACGAATCGCCCGACGAATATCAACGTGATTCTCGGAGAGATCGAACACATCCATGACATGGGAAACCAAGTCTTGAAGCGTAATAGCGGAACTCACGATCTACTCCCTACGGTGAGGCGAACACTTGGATGACCCACTGGTGCGCACCCGACATCGGATCGCCATCAGTGTCAGCGTATGTCCATCGGAGAGTCGCGTAATGCTCTTCGATTTCATTCATGTTTGCGCCGCAGACTGCATTGTCAGCGGGCTGTAGCTTAATAGTGACCACACC